TAAAAGAGCTTCTGATTTCTTTTCCCCTAAATAATCCTTGCTAACAACATTTAAAGAATATCGCATTCTGTTTTCATCTAAGATAGGAGCCATGAGCATCGTGTCCCAAATCTTAGAAGTAATTCGTAAACCCATTCTTCTCATCCAACCAATATCATACATGGCATTGTGACAAACAATTTCAGGACAACGATCAAGCATGTCTTGGAACTGTCTCATAAAAACTTTTTTATCGTAGTTACCGGGAGCATCGTGATCGATTGGAAAGTATCCTTTGAAACCTTCCCAGGCAATTGCCACACCCACAACTTTACCATTACCAGTTGCCCAACCTGGTCCGTGGTCCTTGATTCCTGGATCGTAAGTTTCTAAATCAATCGCAACAGGACTTTGTCCTTTGTAATCAATACACTCAGGACAAACCCATTCACTGGGTGGTGCAAATAAAGGATTCTGAATACTCATTCTTCTTTAAATTGTTCTTTCCATGCTTCTAAATTTACATTTGCAATGTCTTCTACCAAGAATGGTATCCAACGTTTGTCAATTTCGATAGGTTGTGGCCAGTTCTTTTTGATGGCTTTCATTTCTTCCTCTATTAAAGATATTTTTACTTTCCCGTCAATATATACAATTCTCATCTAATAACCTCCAGGTATTCTCGATCTGATTCTGAACGCACCAACCACAATTCTTTTCTTGCTCGGGTTGCTCCGACATAAAAGACTCGATGTTCATCATCAGGGTTGCTAATTAATGCTTCTTCGGCTTTTCTCGATAAGTCTAAAAGTAAAACGACATTGTCTGCCTCTCCACCCTTTGCACCATGTATCGTAGAAATTTCTATTTGTGGTTTTTGCCAGATGTTAATTCCTCTTTTCATTAACTGTCGGATATATATCACTTTACCATACGGTATTTTATCTAGTGCCTGATACCATGTCGCTGTTTTTTGAATTAACAAACCATGTTGAAATAAAAGTTTTTCATAATCAAACTTTTCTTTGTCATCAATATTTTTTAAATTTTTAAAGTTACGTTGAACACCAATACCGGAACTCATATATTCATACATGGCTTTGACACCATCTAAACTAACTGTTTCTCCTTCGGATATTTTATTCCAAGAAGCGATCGCATGTTTAAGTTTGTCGGCTATGCTGCTTTGACCAAATCGTGCGTAGTAGTAACCCTGTTCCAAGAAGAACTTTTCAACTTTATTAAGTATGTATTTAGTCCTTGCGAGGACGAGCCATTCTTTGTCTTTGTAAGGGATGGCTTCATGTGAATAGACTGTAACAACTTTACCCTCTTCATCTTTAGCTTCCCATTCTTTTTCCACTCGATCTTTGATATTTCGAACGATCTTGGATGCCACGAAGTGGTGGGATTTAGGTATTCGGTAGGATTTATTGAGTACGACAGAAGTGCCAGGATAAGACTGAAATGTATTAACATCTGCACCAGCCCATTTGAAAATAGCCTGGTCATCATCACCAGCAATGTATGCCCTTTTGCATTTTGATATGAGGTTTGTAATAACTTGCCACTGTACGAGCGATAGGTCTTGTGCCTCGTCAACGATTAATACCTCTATATTTGGCCATACTTCAGGTCTAAGATTAAACTCTAAGAGCATGTCAGTAAAGTCATATAATTTTCTAGTTTTTTTGAACTCTTTAAGATACTCAGCAATCTGTTCTAACTTTCTCCAACCACCAACAATGTGACCAAACTTAGAAAAGGTTTCATACAAACCCACTCCTGTTATTCGAGATAAGTCAATAATTTTTAAATAAGGATCTTGTTGAATAAAATTACCATCATCATCATGTGTATCTTTCGGTGCAAGATCCACTTTCATTGCTTCCGAAACTTCTGTATAGTGCTTCGGCTTCATCACATCGTTTGTTGATAAACCTAAACATTGAAATGCTAAACTATGAATAGTTCTGAAATAACGGAAATCTTTTTGATCGAGCTTAAACTTATGGGAAGCTCTATTTATAGCCTCGCTTGCGGCTTTCTTGGTGTAAGCCACGAAAGCTATATCCTCGGGTGTCAAGTTCTTTTCTAGTTCTTGCTCTACAATATTTAACAAGAATGTCGTTTTGCCTGTGCCTGGTGGTCCATAAATCTTTTTTATTTTAGAATGGGACATTGTCTTTGACTTTCGGTATATCGAGTTTGGATTCATTCTGAGGTTTAGGATCAGGTATAAAAAATAAATTCTTCACCGAGTTTTTATTTATTCTCATTTGCTTGGAGTCTCCGCCTTTGTCCCTGATCAGTGAACCCATTTGTGTGGTTGAAAATTCTTTGAATTGTATTTTACGAAGGTATCGCTCGAGGCTTGATAACTGAAAATAAATTTTTCCGTCACTCTTCCAAACACTATGATTTAACACTTCTTCGATCTCATCGGTGATGTGTTGATTGTATATAAAATCCTCTAAATGTGAATAGAAACGACCTTCCTTTGTTACCTCGGTTGGCATTTTAATAATCTCACAGCTTTCTAATAATTCTCTAATACGAGCCTCATAGTCTCGCTTAGACATCTCCACCGGAAGACTGGTATGTGTCTCTAAAACCTTTTTTCTAAATAATCTTTGGTCCATTAGCTCATCTGTGGTGACCGTGATCCGTGAGCCGTCAACATCGAGGTGCCAAACAGATTCATCTGACTCTAGTTTGGTGAGATTAGCAATATTCATCTCTACATCATCTCGACCAATACCAAACTTTCGAACTCGACACTTGGAACTATCACAATGAGATCGCATCGGAACGTCTTTACATTTGTATCCGTAATCTTTTTTCTCGTGTTGATCAATTTTTGCTTTAACTTGGTCGTAACTCATGGGTGGTTTGCAATAGTTTGCGTTGAACTCCATAACTTTGTTTTGCCATTCCCCTGGACCATACTTCTTCTTTGCATAGACACAGTAGTGAAATACCACATCATCCCTCGATCCTTCAAAAATACCCATATTTTGCAGTATTTCGATACATGGAGGGCCGTCAAAAGTGGCTTTTTTCTGTTTTAAAGGCTTTACAGATATGTTTTGAAGTTGGTCGTGTGTGATTGCCTTCTGAGAAACCAAATTGAAGAACTCTTCCATGGTCAAAGACTCACCATTTTCGTTCATAGCATATCTTCCACTCATGTCACCTTTGAAATAAGGTAGGTTGAGGAAGTTTCCTGTGTCACCTCGCTCTGCATTCAAAGATTCTTGCTTTGGAAATATCTCACAGTCAGCAAATCCAAGCACGGAAGCTATCTCTGTTAGTTTTGCAATTGCATCTTTAGCCAGAACAGGTTCTTTAAAAAATATAAATAAATGAAATCCTCCCGATTTAGATCGGCAGGGAATAATCGGTAGATTTAATTTTGAATAATTAGCAATTGTCTTGCGTACATCTATAGAATAGTCATCAACATCAATACAAGACCAGGAACAAGTAGAATCATCTCGAATAGGAATGATACCAAGACTAGGGTCAATACCTTCGACATGATCTTTCCAATGTTTGTCGGTTACGTCTTCTTTAATGATAAAAGCTTTGCCACCGACTTTGCCGCTTTCCTTCTTTTCACCTTTGTAAAATACTCCGTGTGCTCGGGTTAGACCACTGAATATTTCTTTTAACTTTTGATACGCTTCCATGAATTAAAAGGGGGACCGAAGTCCCCCAATCAAGTTAAAAGGGATTACTGCTATCTCTAGCTTCAGTACCCGCACTGTCGCTAGATTGTTCGTAGTTAACCTCTACAGAACCTCTTTTCACTGCTTCAAAGAACTTCTTACCAGCATGATAAACATCTGCTGATACAGGTTCAGCTCTCTTAATATCCCAGCCGTACCAGTCTCCTTTATCATTCGACTGATGCTTGGTTGTCAAGTGGTAAGAGAAATACCAGCTTGGAGGATTAATAACTTGATCCCCATGCTTCACTTGAGCAGAAAGCATCAAACTGTTCCACTTACGTGATCGACTTAGACCGCTCACTTTCATAGAAAGAAGTACCTGCGAGGATAGTCCTTCTTCATTAAGCAGGAGGCAATAATGATTATGTGTGCGTTCTAAGTAAGTTCCCTCTGGAAGCCTAAGTTTACCGTCACTATCTTTTGTGGTCTTATTTAATAGTGGGGTATCCACAGGGTGAACAATCGGAGCAGAGGAGCCAGTACCTCTGTCAGACCATTCGAGTTGAACAGGTTCAAAGAAACATGGTACGACTTTGATACCTTCATCACCACTGAAGAGTTCTTCAGTTACAGTGTTGAAAATCATACCTTCCTCTGCACCTTCAACGTATTCACTCTTAGCTTTTTTTGTTTGCGGAGACATAGAGCTAAGAATTTTTAAGAATGGCAACGCAGTCGTATTTAAATCGACTTTTGCCAAACCTTGACCTTGATCTTGAGCCACTAAGCTTAGATCAATAGCATTCGCTACGAGTGCAGAAGATTCTTTCTTTGCAACTTCGTTTTTGGTTTTTGCTTGTTGTGTCATTTACTTTTTTCCTTTTGTTATTTTAGTTTCTGGACGTATGAAAATCCCAAAGAGATCATCAGGGTCCGTGAGTCCTTCTTCGTGACGCTTTTTTAAAGTCGCCTTCAGTGTCGAAGGGTGCACTGATTCTTTCACTTCCGGGGTGATGCCATAGGTAGATTCAATATATCCAGCTAAATCTCCTGCCATATTATCTTCACCCGTTCCGAAACTTGTTGAAACCTTGTTCTTAATTATATCACCAAGGTCATTATTTCTCAGATAGTCGTGAGCCTCATCTATTTTCTCTAAAGGTATTTTACAATGAAAAGCTTCTTTAACAGTCACTTTACTACCGTCTTTCATCGTTGTTTCATTGATACCTAATTCCTGCATTTTTAAAGGAATTGTCTCACTAGAGAGAACTTCACGCTCTCTTTTTATTTCTTTAAGTGTTTCTTCGATGTTTTCAATCTCAACATCTAAATCTAATTGTCTTTGAATAAGTTTACTTAGAGAATCTAAGTCGTTGTCTTGTAGCTTTCTAAGGTCTCCTGCATCATGTTTGAGATCCTCAAAACTGATTGTGTTAGCCATTTGTTTGCCTCCTTTGTTTTAGAACAGCTTGGGAGGCCTAGTTGTTTCACCTCCAACTTTCGGGACACAGATAAACATTGCTCTGCCCTACTCGAACCTACTCATGATAGCCTCAGCCAGTTGGCCCTACTCTATCACCCCTGTGCGTTACGCCTCTGTTAAAAACGTTGTTCCGCCACAAGCTATAAGTGTCAGCTAAACACTTAATTGTTCAATACAAATCTTATACTTGAAATCCTAACAAAATGCAATATATTATTTTGTATATGGCTAACTTTTTTTTGAAGGAACCTTTTCTTCATCAACTTAAAGCAGTTCGAACTTGTCATGACACAAACGTCAACAATTTCGCCTATTTGATGGAGATGGGAACAGGTAAAACGATAACCGCAATCATGGATATGATGATTCTTCATCATAAAAAAGGTGTGGATAACTGTGTTATCTTTGCACCGAAGTCCGTGTATCGTAACTGGTATAAAGAAATTATTGAATTTGTATCAGCTGATAAAACAAAATATGTTATCCATACCTGGGACCCCAGTTTAAAAGATCCCGAAACAAAAGCGAACTTAACTGATTTATTAGAAAAGAATTATGTACCTTTAAATATATTTTTAATGAATATTGAATCTATTTCATCACCGAAGGGTGTAAAGTTTTTAGAAAAATATTTAAGTGTTCAAGATAAAAGTAAAACAATGATGATTGTTGATGAAAGTACAACAATTAAAACACATAATGCTAAACGTACCAAAAGCTTAATTAAATTAACCAAAGACATAGGTTATAAAAGAATCTTAACCGGAACACCTGTTACCAAATCACCTTTAGATATTTATACTCAGTTTGCTTTTCTTGATCCAAAGATTCTTGGTCAGTCGAACTTTTATGCGTTTCGTGCTCGTTATGCCAAGATTATTAATCGACCAACATCAGGTGGTCGTCACTTTCCTTTAATTACAGGCTATCAACGTTTAGATGAATTAGAACAAAAGATTTATTCTGCTGCATTCCGTGTCAAGAAAGAAGAGTGTACGGACTTGCCACCTAAACTTTATACAAAGAGATTTATACCTATGAGTAAGGAACAGCTCGTAGCGTATGAATCATTGAGAAGAAACGCTATGTTTGTTTTCAATGACAAAACAACCACGTCTGTGAACCGGCTCTCACAGATCGTTAAGTTGCACCAGGTATGTTGTGGATTCACTATTAATGATAACGGTGAAATCCACGACCTGCCTAATAAACGTTACGATGAATTGCTGGATGTCCTAGAGGAAGTTGATGGTAAAGTTATCATCTGGGCTACTTATCGACATAACATCGAAACCATAACTAACAAACTAAAGGAGAAATACGGTGATACTAAGGCTGCAGCTTTTTATGGCGATACAGAAAATCAAGTACGCTTGGATCTGGTGCGAGATTTTCAATCTCAAACAAGCGATCTCACGTACCTTGTTGCGAACCCTAAGACTGGTGGATATGGAATCACTCTTACTGCCTCTTGTACTGTTGTCTACTTTTCAAACAATTATGATCTTGAAATAAGATTACAAAGTGAAGATCGTGCACACAGAATTGGTCAGAAGAATAAAGTGACTTATGTTGACTTTGTTTGCCAGGGAACGGTTGATGATAAAATATTAACTGCCTTGAAGAACAAGGTTGACATAGCCAGTCAAGTGATGGGTGATGAATTAAAAGAGTGGATTACTTAATTTTGCCTTTTTCGTCCACATCAAATCTGATACCACGAGCACCTCTGTAAGTGCCTTTAGGTAATTTTCTTAGCATTTTACCAGTTGCTTCATCTTTATATTGAGGTGTTTTTTTAGGATCGCCAAAAGTTCTTCTTAGTGCTTTACCTGTTTTAGTTCTTTTTAAAGCTCTACCAAAACCTCTTAATGCTGAACCTACGATACTCATGATTAATTTTTTGCTCCTGAAGCCATGTCATCGTACATTCCTAGATCACGAATAGCGTCTTCTAGGTCAGAATTGTATGTCTCATAGCTAGGATCATCTGGATCCGTATCTCTTAAAATTTGTCTTAGCTCAGCTATCTTTTGCATAATAGCTGTTTCATCAGGATTCTTAGCCATTAAAATACGCCTTGAAATTTACCGCCTTGAGTAGCAGCACCCATACCACGTACTTTTGCAGTACCTGGAGAAACTTGACCACCATTTTTCATGTAGCCCATTTTATTTCTTACTTTTTTTGGAAGTTTACCAAGAGATTTTTTCTTCTCTGTTGGTACAGGTTTTAAATTCTTTTTCATGAAGCCTCCTATTTTTTCTTTTTGCCAAAGAGCTTCATAGCTCTCGCAGTGTATGCTTTTTCAATCATACCCTTAGGCATTGGTACGTCATAAATCTTTGACTCGTCTATAACCTTAGGTTCTTTTATCTTAATATGTTTGTAAGTATAATTACCCATGACTTAATCCTATGCTAGTTTAACGGTATTTGCAACGATTTCTGCAAGGTGTTCACATCTTTTTGGTGTCTGAGAATGCCACCTAGAATCCTTCATTTCTGCGGCTGCTTTCTCCCAATCCTTAACTCTCATTGCTTTCCACATCTTAGAGAACTTACGAACACCACTAGTCCCCAGTTGAAAAACCATTTCTAAAATTACTTCCTCTACATTTTGTGGTAAATCGTGTCCCACACATTCATCAATTAAAAGGTCAGCCCCCGCAGCAGCTCTATTCAAGTCTAAATCAAATAGTTCTTCGACTTCTTCCATGGAGATTTCTACACCTTCGGCGTATCTTTCTCGTTCGTGAGGCTGAATAAGGTGGCCTATACCAATCGTGGCTTTGCCTAGTGAATCTAAATACATTTGAGTTCTCACGCCTTCATGGCCACGAACCCTATCTTTCAGTGAATCTGTAATATTAATCATGCTCCTATACCCCAATGCTTTTCATGTTCATCGGGTTCCCCTTTCTTGAATAGTTTAAGTATAAATTGTTTTAGTCTAGATATCATAGACTTTGTTTATAGACAAAATCCCAGCAGGTTTCAAGTAGTTTGATTGTAATAAATTGGGAATACCCATTATACCTCTGTTATACTCTTCATAACTAAGGGGAGCTCTTTCAAAATATGGATCAGGATCTCTAGGATAAATCTCACGAGGATCAATAACGGGTCCATATAAAAATCTTTCACCCATACTTGTACCTTCTGTTACTCTATCCATACTAGGTAAACTACTGATACCAGGTTCACTAGGTATAGGTCCTTTTATTTCAGGTACAGGAAAAAAACTTCCTCTTTGGTCCATGGTTTGTGGTTGAACGTTAGGTTCACTTGGAATAACTGTTTCTTCTTCTCTTAAATAAAATTGATTGGGTCCTGGCTCAAAGCCTTCAAAACGAGGTAGAGGATTATCTGATTTTGGAGGTGGCGTAGATAAATCTAATGCTCCCCCTTGTTGAAAGTTCATTGGAACGACACGAACAGAATCAACTCCACCTTGTATTTGTTTTTTCATTATAAACCGCCTATACCTCTTTTAAACATTTGTGTTTCTAAAGCTTCATCTAAAGTTCCGAAAGCCAAATCTGATCTTACATCAGGAGAAAGATTTTGTGAAGCACCTGCAGGCATTGTTTGTTCATAATCAAATTGTTCATAATCAACCGGGAACGTAGGAGCTAATCGCTCTTCTAACTGTCCACCAATCTGTGCTTCTTCTTGAGTAATTCCTCTTGGACCAAACATTCTACCCATCATATCTAATTGTTGATCACGAGCGGGTCCCATTTCAACTTTCTTTTGAGGTTCTTTCATTAAACTTAAAATTGATTGTTCTACCTGGTTAACAAAATCTTGTTGATCTAATTCATCTTGTGTAGGTAATGTTTTGTTTGCCCAGTCTAATAAAACTTTATCAACGTCAGTCATTTTACCAACCTCTCCCATTACTGCAGTACGCTTACCTACATCTAAACCGGTGTCCGCTAATTTCTGTGTAAAGGCTTTTAAAACTTTTGGATCAGTTAAAATACTCGAACCATATCGTAGCATGATAGGAATCATCAAAGGCACAATACCACCTGATAGAGCAGAAGCTCCAGCAGTACCTGCACCAAATAATAAAAGACTTCTAAAACCACCCAAAGTAACACGACGGGCTACGAACTTTGAAGGATCTTTAACGGTAAAGCTACCTGCTCTTTCAGCAACTTCTAAGAATCTTTGTAAGTCTTCAATCTTTGTGCCAACAGGTTTTAAGGCTTGAGCTAAAGCTGCTCTTTTATCAATATTAGTTAAACCAATTTTTTCAGCAAAAACGGAAGGGTCAAATTCAACTGTTCTAAATTTAAATAAATCTTGTGATGTTTTGTCGACACCTTCTTTGAAACCATATTTAGCAATCTCGGAAGGAGGTAATCCTTTTAAGTTTTTATAATCACCAATGGTAGAAGCCACAGGAAGATTAGAGAAAGAACCTTCTAGAGCATTATCAAATAATTTTCGAATAATTTTTTTCTTACCTGCATCTGGTGCAATCGCTTCAACAGATTCTACTTTAGTAATTGTTTTTCCAAAAGTTGGACTATCGGGATTGTCGTCTAAAACTTTAACAGCCACTTGTTGGAAACCACCTTCTTTTTTACCTGCTTTAACCCAGGCATCTACGTTGGGTTTAGGTGTTTCAGCAAGTCTCATCACAATTTCCATTACTTGTGGATCGGTTTGTGCTTTCCCTAAAACAATATCTAAAGCTTCTTTTGCATACATACTTCCCGCTGTATCGGATTGAGGTCCAGGACCAAAGATATTAGCGTTGACTTGCTTGTAAAGATTAGGCACAGGACCTTCATACTTAGGCATAACATCAGCTAAATATTCATTTGCTGTCGTTAATTTCTTCATCGCTGTATCAAAAACAACTTTGTCAATATCATCATCAATCGCAACTAGAGTATTCATATCTCTTTCTAATGCTAAAGCTAACTGAGTAATTCTTGATCCTTCTTTCGGAGGAACAAAACCACCCTTTGTTTCTGTTTTGTAGTTAGCAGCAAAGTTAGAGAATAATTCTTTTAATGTTTTTGCTTGTTGAATAGTGACACCATCAGGGTCTAATCTACTCATTGTTTGATAAAATTCTTTAAAGGCTTTTTCTGAAGACGCACCCGGAAACTTAAAAGGTTCATAACCAGCACGAGGCTGTGCTTCCTCTAAGCTTTTCACAAACTTTTGAGATAAATCTCTTACGGTATCTAACTTAATAACTTTTTTACCCTCTAATCGTTTGGCATATTCTTCAAAGTCTTCGTAAAGAATTCTCGAAATAGTAGCTGAATCATCATATTGACCTCTTGCTAATTGCATCACATCTCCACCTAAAGAAGACATTGTCTGTAAAGGTGCAAAACCATTCGTTAGAGTATTAAAATATTGTCTAGTGGCTTCACTTGTTCCTTCTGCTGCTCTTCTAAAAGGTGTACCTACAAAAGGAAAGATACCTAAAACTTCTGAATAACCTTTCCAGAATCGATTATTAGTTGCCTGGATAATACCGAGAGGCATACCATACGTTTCTGCAACGCTTAACATTTTATCAAATTCAGGTTGACCTGTTTTTAATCCAAATAACATTTTACCAATAGTCGGCTTAAATGCTTTGACCAGTGGTCCGAGGGCCATGGAGCCTCCACTGAAAGCCAAGTTTAGATAAGCGTCTTGTAAGAACTTTGATTGTTGAGTTGCTTGATCTTCCGTAGGTAAATCGTTTAAGTAACGAAGTAATTGATTGGTTAACTCATAAACTTGTCCACCTGCAGTTGCTCCTAAAGCATCCGCACCTAAAATTTTAGCGGCAGCTCCTGCACTAGGACTCCTAAAAGCTAATCCTGTTCCACCAATTGCGGCTAAAGCACCAGCGGTTTCAAAAGCAGGTTTCGAGATCAATTGATCAGGGACAAACTTATCTAAGAAGAAAGGTAGTTTTTCTTGTGCTTGTTTAAAATAATAATTAGCAGGATCTTCAATTAATTTCATACGTTGATTAACATCAGAAATCTTTTGAGACATCTCCGCATAATATTCTTTGGAGCCAGGCTCATAAGGAATGTCTGCTATGATATTCGCTTGAGTTACATCTTTAAGTTTATTTAATTCATTCACCATATCTTGAGGTGATGCTTCCTCGGCAATACCATAAAACTTTTTAATCTTTGCAATATCACCAGGAGTTAAATTACCTGGAGTGCCGTCAATATAAAAAGTATGTTCGTTAGGAGTGCCTTTTAATATTGTAGCGGTCTTTTTACCTTTAATTGGTGCAGCCATTAGATGTTGTCTCCTTGATTAAATAAATCTTCGGGTTCTAAAATATATTCATTTTTCTGCATTGGATCATCTACTGGAGATATATCCTTCTCAGGATTAATATTTGGAATTTCTTCTGATGAGTAGTTAGGAACCTCTCCTAAAAACTGTTGAATACTGTTAATTTGACCTGAGTATTCGGGAGCATTGAACACATTGTTTTTATTATCAATTCTACCTTGTTTATAAATATCTAACTGAGCCGTTCTGATAAATTTTAAAATTTCTTTCAATTGTGCTCTAACATATTGAGGTGAACGAATACCTTGTAGGTTAACAAGATCAGACGCTCTTTTAATATCGTCCACGTTCAAACGACCTGTTGGTTTTAAGGCACGTGCTAAAGCGTAGATAATCAGGTTTTCACGAACTTTGTTTCGTGCATATTCTTCATCATAACCCATGCTTGTATAGGTAAATGGTCTATAAAGGTCTGTAATTCCAACTTGTCTTTTAATTTCTGTGGTGTCAGGAACACCAGGAATTTTACTGAGTAAATCTGTTTTAGGTACTTCAAACACAATTTCTCTTGTTAGAGAGTCATCAATTCTGTCTAAAGTTTGATCTTTATTAAATAAAGTTTCACCTTCCGCCACTAATTTATTACCGGAACCTGGATTAATCGCATTGAGTAAAGATGCGAAAGTATAAGCACCTTCTTGTTTTAAGTAGTTAATACCACCTTCAATACCATAACGAGATGTTCCTTTTTCTGCCATTGCCTCTTCATCCACTTTTAACATGGTCTGAACAATATCACCGGCTCGACCGAGTGTATTAAAGTCACCCACAAGTTCTGATTGTTGACCAAAGTTAGGTTTACTTGCAGCCAAAGCCGCATCGGTTTGAGGTGTTTCTAAAGGTGAAAAATAAAAGTTAGGTAATCCATTCATGTTAGGATCGCCTGGAATAGGAACATCAAAAACGGTGCCTCCGTCTTCTCCTAATCTAGGTAAGAAATACTGATACTCTCCTGCTGCAGGATTATATTTTCTCATCGAAGTAGAAACAGTTGATTGATCTCCAATCGTGTAAGTAATGTTTTGAAATAAACGACCCGGGTTTTTAATTAAATCTTGAGACGTTTTAATTTTTTCCATTTCTTTATCAATATCAAACTGTGCTGATTTTAACTGTAAATCTTTAGTAAATCCTAAATAATTTTGTAGGTAATTATCATCTATACCCATTTTCTTTAAATAAAACTCTGCTTCTTTTGCTAGCATTGCTGCGTTTGCATCTTGTGCTTGTTTAACCGCCATTTCACTTATCTTTAAATTGTGAGCAATCAGAGCTTGTTGTTCTGCTTCTTCACGAGTTAAAGCTTTGCCTGTTGCTTGAGCAAGAACATCAAAGATACCAGCAGCTCCTTTGTAAGGAGTACGAGCATTGAGGGCATCAACAAAAAAACTTAATCCTTTATCAAAACCTTTAGTTTTTGGATATTCACCAATATAATTTTTAAGTTGTGCTTCGACTTCTTCAGAAGAAACTCTTTTTCCTAAACCTAATTGAGATGCAATATAACTTGCATTTTCTTCCGCTGCTTGACGGACAGGAATATAAGCATTCACATAGTCTAAAGCCATTTGATTGAAATCAGGTGTTTGATCAACAGCAGTGGCTGCTACATCTAAATTGATTTCATCTTTAATATCGTTTTCTAATTTTTGTTCTGCTTCACCAATAGAAACAGTTCCGCCACTCAAAGGTTTAAGACCTTGAACAGGCTCTATAGGTATGTCTGTTTTAAAGACGTTAAGAGTGTCATATCCTGAAGAACTCATTGACCCTCCTTATCCTGCGTACCCGCCTAATGCTCCTATACCTGCTAGAAGAGGGTTTCCTTGTTGTGTTGCTGGATTATACATAAAAGAAGGTGCAGCACCCCCCAAAAGTCCCGATTGAAATTGTAGTTGTTGATATGGTTGTAAATATTGTTGCATTTGATTTTGATATGCTTGTTCAGCAGCTTGTTGTTGTGCTGCTGTTTCTGTAACACCCAGTTGACTTAATGTTGTCGCTAAGTTCGCTTGTGTCATTGGTGCTTGGACACCGAATGATCCATATAACTGACCAATACCCGTACCTAGTTCACCACCGGCAAGTTGTAAACCTGCTGCCGCTTGTTGAGCAGCCTGTTGATTTTGAAAAGCTTGTTGTGCTTGTTGTTGTGCGGTTTGATAACCAGATGATAAAAGTCCAGCAATACCTGTACCTAATTGTTCTTGAAAACCTCTTTGTGCTTCCGCTTCTACAACACCTTCACGACCACCGCCAAAAGCTCCTGCACCAATTGCTTGTGCTTTTCTTTGTTGACCAGTGATGCCAAACTGTCTTTGCATTTCTTGTGTGTAGCGATCAATAACTTCTTTTTGATAAGGATCCATAAATGCCTGATAAGAGGAAGGATCATAAGCTTGACCTATTTGTGCTGTAGTTGTCATAGCATTTGAAATAGCATTAGATGCACCTTGTAGAGCACCAACACCAGCACCAAAATAATCTGGTCCTGTAGTTGCAGCATTTGCTGCTAAATTTGTTGCTTGACCGATCGCAGCAGAAGGAGCGACGACATTAGCAGTCGGAACAGGAACTGCGTTGGCAGTTAAAGCCTGACCCGCTGTTAATATGTTACCATACTGTTGTGCTATCAGTTTTTGTAATTCTTCTTGAGTCATTAGATTCTACCTATCCCCATATTTTCTGCTTTGTCTTCTAAAGAGTACATCATTTCATACATTTTTTTAGTGCCTTGTTCTCTATCACCATTTCCAGCAGCCATTACTGCTTGTTTTGTAAATACAAATTCGCCATCGGAAAGCA